TAGCTTCGATAGTAACGCCGCCTGTTTGATATCCATCTTTGCCAACACCTAATTCTTTTGTAATTTTAGGTTCTTTAACAAATCCAGATCCTCTTTGCCAATCTTTATCCATAATTTTCTCCTTGTTTAATTATTATATCTACTTTTTTTTAAAATTTCTACCAAAATCGAATCTTTTGCTATCGATCCCCATTTGTGTCTTAGTTAAACTAGTATCTGCTCTCAATTCAGCTAGTTCTTCGTTTTGTTCAAGCCTATCTTGTTGATGTTCTTGGTTCATAAGAGCTCTTGACTTGTCTAAGTTTAATCTTTGCTCATCATTCATAGTTTTTTGCTCTAAATCAGCTGCTTTTAAGTCAACTTCTCTAGCTTTTAGTTTAATTAGTGGATCACCACTAAATTCACCTAGAATTTTTTGTTCTTCGTCCATATAATCTTTAGTCATTTCTGCAATCAACACTGCTTTTCTAGAATTAATGGTATTTGTTAGTTGAGTTACTTGTTGAACTAGTTGTGGATTTTGTGGATTAGCTTGTAGTGCTTGTTGCATTTGTTGAGCTTGTTGTAATTCTTGTTGGAACTCTAATTGAATTTGTTCTTGTGCCATTAAACTAATTCTCTCTAATATATTTTTCTGTAATGCACCCATAACAGCAGGAGAATTTTGAACCATGTTAGATTTCATAAAATTTAAGTGTGAATCAATGTGAGCTTTATGATCTTGACCTGGAAATGCTTGAAAAGGTTTACCGCCCATAGCTGCAATTTCTTCCATACTTGGATCAATAGGAGTGGGTTGTACTGGTGGTGGTAAAATAGCATTTATATTTTTAACACCGATTGCTTCGTACATAGATCTGTATGCTTGATATAAATCATGAACTTGTGGATTAGATTGAGCTAATTGTAATTGAGTTTGAGCCATTGATATTCTTTGAGTTTGAGAAAATATGTTTGGATCTGCTACTGGTAAAATATCTATCTTATCATCAAAGTCTGTTACTTTTACATTTCTTGCTGCACCTGGAACATCGTATGGATATTCAGCTGGTAAATAAGTTTTAAAAACATTCGCTAATAATTTAAATTCTTCTTTAAGTCCTACGTATAATCTTTTGTGTATAGCTGACATTACCCGCGATCCACGTTCCAATAACGCCACAGTAGTACCCACGGCTGCTTGTTGGTTCATATCGCCTACTTGATTATCAGCGATGGACGCGAAGCGTTGACCTGCTTGAACGACTATACCCATTAATTGTAATAATGTTTGATCAGGTCCTTTGAAAGGTAATTGCATAAACTGATCTTTTATATTTCCTCCCGGAGCGTCGACATCTCTAAATTCTCCAGGTTGTAATGGTTGGGCATCATCTCTAATTCTTATTCCTCTAGTTTTGAAACCAGCAGGTAAGTTAGCTAAAGTTCCTGCATCTAATAATTGTCTTAAAGCAACAGTAGCAGTTCTTGATAGACCACCAATCATGTGAATTAAACCAAAACCATAAAAACCAGTTCCTGGTAAAAATTTAAATTGTACAAAGTAATTTTTCTTTTTCTTTAATGGATCTTCAGGTTCATAGTTTCTTCTAATTGATAACACTTGTTGAGAAGTTTCATCGATAGTAATAATATAAGGTAATTTAATTCCTGTAGGTTCTTCATTTTCATTTACATCTGGATAATCTTCTAAATCTAGATCAGTGTGTACTTCTAACAAAGTATACATACTTTCTCTTTGTTGATCGTTTGCTGTAACACCCTCTAATTCTAATTGTTTAGCTTTAACTTGATTTTCATTAATTGGTGGATCTCCTAATTCTATATCTCTATAAAAACCTCCCACTTGTTGTTTTCTTAAATCGTTTTCTGAAATTTTAATAACATGCACAATAGCATCTGCGTCTTCTAAAGAACTTGCAGTGTAGGGTACAATTAAATCTTCAGCTTGAATAAATTTAGAAACGGCTCTACCTAAAAGTTCATCGTAATAAACTTTTTTAAAGGTAGAACCGGTCAGGGGTAAATAGAAAAGCATTTGGTCAAATTCAGGTTCGTATTCTTTCATTTGATCCATAAGCTGATAGTTCATGAAATCTTTTACTCTGTGTGCTTGGTCTTGTTTCTCTGGTGTAAGAGCACCCATAATTTGTGCACGTACAGGACCATCTGCTGGTAATAATTCTTTGTAAGCTTGCGCTTGAAATTGTGTAACCGCTTCAGCAAGTACAGGGTGAGTAACACCTGATGCACCTCTGAAAGGTTGTGTTCTTCTTTCGTATTTAAATCCTAAAAGACCTAATCCTTCTCTATATGAATCTGACCAATCAGCTCTTGATTCTTTATACTCTGTGTAATTGTCATAAAGAGAAGTTCCAATTTCACCAAGTGAATCATCACTCATAAGTTCTGCTAAATTATCAAAATGTCCTTGTGATTCTGCTGCTTGTTCTTTTGGATCAAAATTAATTTCAGCACCACCTTCTTCATCCATAGTGATTTCTGTTTCCTCTGTAGAAACAATTTCTTCTCCAGGAACAGCTACTTCAGTTTCCTGTAATTCTATATCCGTATCTTCCGTTACTACGTTCGGTAATGCGTCGTCTATTTCAGCCATGTCTCTTTCCTGTTGATTAATCTACACCTTGTAATCATACATACCATTTGTATTTATCAATGTAAACCTTGTTATAATTTTCCTTTAAACATTTTAACTAAACCACCATTTTTATATCCTATGAAACCACCCTTCGCTCTTGGACCACCATAAGATTGAGAAGGATTATTGGCCATGGAACTACTTGTATTGGCACTTCCATCTGAATTATAATAATCACCAAAATCAATTGCTGTTCCACGACTAGTATATCCTGTATTGGCTGCTCTTAGTTGTGCAGCAGCTTTTGCTTCTGCTCTTGCTTTTTCTTGTTTTATTTCTTGTAATAAAAGGTCGTTGTATCTTTTAGAATCTGTTGCACCTCTTGCTCTAAACGCCGCTAAAGACTTAGTTCTATTTCTAGCATTTCTTGCAGCATCTGTGTAATAACCACCTCTAGCATTCATTTTATTTAAATCTGCAGCACTAATTATATTTCCATTTTCGTCAACTGTTACATCCCCACCTTTGTATTCAAACATATCTCCTAAAGATGCTAAACCTGAAGTTAGAAAACCTATAGGATTATTATTTTTTAACATATTAAAAGCATCTATACCTAATTTTCCAGCCTTACCTATACCACTACTTGCTAAATCTTTTCCTCTTTGAAATAAAGAAAGTTTTTCTTCTGCAGCAGGATTCATAATATTAAATTTATCCTGACCAACTCTAGGTTCAAAATCTGTATATCTATTTGGTGGCATATAATCCATCTCATAAGGAGATTCAGCTACGCTTGATGTAAATGTATTATTTGGATTTATTTCTGCTGCTCCTGCTGAAGGGAAGAAAAAATTTTCTAGTCCACTTCCAATAGAAGCTGTATAACCTTCAATACCTTTGTATCGATCATTAGGTAAAGAAAGTGGAATTCCTTTTTCATTAAATTGTTCTACATCTTCTTTTCTTAAATTATCATAACGTTTTTGATCCATATCAGGCATAACATCTAATTGTTTAAGTGCCCTGTCCTTCATACTACCTGGTCTAAAAGCCATTTGATTTATATCTTGATTAATAATTCCTTGAGACTTTAAACCATTATTGTAAGTGCCATCTGAATTATAATACATATTTTCAGAAGGATTACCTGTGTTCATAAAATCAAATCCAAAATTTAGTTGTTGTGGTATTTGTCCACCACGGGCAAAAGCCATAATTCCATTTAAATTATTTTTATACATTAGTAATATTCTCTTTCAATCTTTGGTAAAGGTTCTTCTTTTTCATCATCTGGGTGTCCTATAAATCCTCCCTGTCTAAATCTCATAACAGCTTGGGTTGTGCTATCCACTAAATCGTCGTTATCGCCATAGGGAAATGCAGCGCATTCCTCTACAACT